CTCTCGAATCATTTGTACTAAAACATAATTGAATTTGACAATCATGTTCATCTGTATTTGGTTCAATATCTGCATGTAGATTAATATAACTTCCTGAGTCCGATTCTCTAATTTCAAATGTTATTTCACCACTATATTCATTTTGATTACTATAATCACTCATAGCAACTTCTTTTACCATGTCGGCAATTTCGTCAAGTGAAATCTCTTTTTTGTTTACAAAACCAATAGCATTTTGAGTTAAATCTAAAATTGGCTGAAGATTAACTGTTTGAATTAAATTATCATTGATTGTTTTTGAAATCAAATGATTGTAATCAATTAGATCAAATTCTTGAAGATTAACATCAATCTTTTCCTCAATTTTAGTTTTGATTAATCTTGACATTTCTCCATAGTTAGAGAAAATATCTTGTAGAACAGAATTAAGCATCGATGATACTTTTTCTTCAACTAATTGCGGTAATTTTTCAGCAATTATTTTATCAGTTGCTTTTTGAACTTCTTTATTGATATCCATTGTATTTAGGGTTTTAAGGTTTAATTAAATTTTAAAGTTTCTTGATTAGGATCTACAATCAAACTGATGATTTGACTTTCGGTAGGAATTAATTCTGATACAGATTCTCGATTATCCAAAAATACAGGAGCGTTGATTTCATTCACTTTACAAAGAGTGTTGATAATATCTAAACCTGCATTGATTCTTCCAGCTGTATTTGCTGAACCAAAAGGAACTCCATTAACTAAAGTTATACACGTTGGATTTAAACCTCCGTTTACTTGCTCTTCGAATAATTTGAAAGTAACGTATTCAAACTTTTCGTTAACTGATTTTTCAAGACTTTCTGTTTTGACTTTCTTGAATCGCTCAATAACAAATTGTTCTTTTTCAAGGTTTGCAATAATCTGAGAAAGTTCTTTTTCTCGATTAGCTAATTCTTTAATACGATTATGAATAGATTCATTTACCGAACTCTTTCCTTTAAGTTCGATTAACTGCTTAATTTCCGTTTGCAAAGTTTGTTTTTGCTCTTTCAATTCGGAATTATCAGCTTGCTTTACTTCCTTAATTTTCGATAAAAGAGTTGCAATTTCGATTTTCAATTTTGATAATTGTGCATCATCGTTGATTAAAGTTTGATAAACTTCTTCTTCATTTTTAGGAGATTGAAGGTTTGAAGTTTCGGTTTGGATTTGAGACTTTAAGCTATCAATTTCAGATTGATATTTTTTAATATCTTCAGCTGGAATCGCTAAATCAAGTAAAACCTTTTCTACTTGAGATTTATATTGCTCAATCTTGGATTTAATCAAATTTCCTTGTTCGATTATCTTTGATAATTTTTGATTCTTTTCTAAATTAAACTCTTTCTCTGGTTCGTCATTGTAAACAAATTTTGTTTGACAATTAGGACAAGTGCAAGAATACTTTTCAGCATCAAAAACTTTAGCATTCTCAAGATTATACTTTGCAACTAAATCACCTTTATCAGTTTCTAATGCTTTTATACTACTTTCATAATTACTAATATTCTGTTGTAAAGAACTTAGGTAATTATTTGAATTTTGAAGCATTGTTTGAGAATTTTTCAACTTCGATTTTAAAGCATCAATACTCGATGTATCAACAAAACATTCTTTCTTCGCTTGATTTCTTAAGCCAATTTCAATCTCTGATTTTTGAGAATTAAGTTTTTGAATTTCTTGCTGGACCTTAGTATTTGCATCAACAATATTTTGAACAGATTTAGAAGCGTTTTCTAATTCTGAATCTATATCAGAAATCTTAGTTTCTTTCTCCTGGATATCCGAATCAATTTTTGCAAAATCAACATCTTCAATTTTAGAGTTTTTAAGTTCATCAATTCGAGCAGGAGTATCTTCTTTTTCTTGTTTCGACTTTTTAATTGATGCTTTAAGTTGAGTGTCATACTCATCTAACGTTTTGTTAGTTAACTTAAACGATAACTCTTTAAAATCTGCATCAGAATTAAATAATTCCTCGTCCGAAACTTCTCCAGCAATCGAAACCAAAACTTCTCGTTTCTTCTTCCAATCTAACGATTCAAAAGCACTCGGATTAGTTATAAGTTTAAATAAACTTTCCTCAGAAATTTCAGCAACTTTTGCATTGAATTCTTTTAAGGAAACAGGCACTTGATTAAAGATTAATTCAGTTTCGTGACCTTTGAAAGTTTTCTCCTCTGCTCCTTTTACTTTTTGCCACTTCTCTTTGTAAATACGTGACAAGGTAACTTCTTCGTTATTGATTAATAAAGTAGCGTGAACCTCTACATCAATCTGCTTTTGAACTTGATTATTTTCATCAAGTGGTTTAACCTCGTAATCCTTACGATCGTTAGCATCTTTTCCAAAAAGCAACCACAAAAAAGCATCAAATAAAGTTGATTTTCCAGCTCCATTTTTACCATAAATGAAGTTCTCTTTTTCGTTAAAATCGTCAAATTTGGCATGACGAAAGCTTTTGAAGTTCTTCAACTCCAGCGATTTTAATACAATATTTTTCATGTAAATGTTTGGGTATTTGTTAGATGTGTGAAAGTTTTAATTCGCGTTTTAAAGAATTTCTGACAGCATCTTTAACGCTTAATCTGCGAACAGGCTTATTTTGTAGTTTTGCTTTTTCTAAGACCTTTTGAGCGATATTCTTCTGCTCTTTACTTTCTGAATAAGTTAGAAAAGTATTTTCTTTGAATTTTTCTTTCTCTTCCTGCTTCTTTAAGTTCGGTTTTGTATTTGGCCGACCTGGTGAAGCTTTAATTTTAGGTTTTGGTAATGGTTGAAGAGGAATTTTAAAATCAGCAACAATTGCAAAATAATAATCTTTGAAAGGTGTTTTATTTTTCAATCGAATCATTAAAGATTTATATGTAATTCCAAATCTTCTCTTTAATTCAGCTTTATTTTCTGTTTCAAAAACAAGCTTATTATTTCTGTCATAGACATAAATCATTTCATTCATAGTGAATAAGTTTTGATAGTTTGCATTTCAGTATATTTCCGTGGCATAACAGCTTTTGCAATTTGAAGTATTTTAGCTGTTGTAAAATCGTTGAATTGATATTCGATGTTATAATCATACAATTCTATACTATGAAGCGATTCTAACTCGGTATAACGATAATTAGGGAAACGTTCGTCAATTGCATTCTCGTTGTAATTGAAATTCAATCCTAAAGTAAGATTATGACCTTTGTAATTTGGATCAGTACACTTCAATTCAAAAGCTAATTTCATTGCACCGTCAACATTTCTAAAACAATCTGGCTTCATTTGCATAAAATCAAACTCGATTTCTGCAAGTTGAGGGATGTAGATTTTTCTTTTCATTAAAAAACTATTTTAATTACGAAAAAACCAACTACAATAAGTGCTGCAAGACAAATCATTGTATTTAAATCTTGCACAAATTTTTGCTCGTTCATAACGTCTTATCAATTACAATTAAACCATTCTTATTTTCATACAAATCAATAGCTTCATCTAAAAAGCCATCGTTATACATGTCAATCAGATACTGCTCTTTTAAAAGAGAATCTGCACATTGGTGGTATCTTTTCAAATGATCGCTCAATGATAACTTTTGACCTTCTTGAAGTCTAAAGTCAAACACTATAACTTTGTTATTTGCGTTGACTTTTACCATTCCTACCAGAATTTTAGTTTCTTCTGGTTCAGTTGTTTTTTCAACTACTTTTTTTCGTTGGAAAAATCTTTGTAGTTTTGCTACATAATGTTCGAGAAACTTTTTCATACATTATAAATTTTGAAACTAAGCTTCAGTTGCAGCTGGAGCTTTTTTTATGTTTAAAAAATCAAGCGGATAAATTCCGTGAAGAGATAAGAAGTCAACAACATCAGAAGTTTTAAAGAGTTGTTTTGTTCTTTTGTTTTTAGGAATTTTAATAATATCAATTTTAGCCTTGCTAATTCTTCTATCTTGATTACTAGAAGCTTTAACATAATAGTTTTCAAATGTTCTAAAGTCCATTTTAAAAACTTTTGGAAAGTCACTTCTCTCCAAATACTTCTTCTTTTGAAGGTAATTTTCTACTTCACTCATTTGGATTAGTTTTTTGGATTATTCCCATAGACAGGATTCGAACCTGTACGAGTTGATTATTACTTGAAAGAAAACCAAATTAATGGGAACTGAAGGTTATTACATCAAACTAACAAAGTACAACTCTACACTTGTGGATTAGCGTCTACCAATTCCGCCACTATGGATTATAACAGGTATTAAATACCGCGCCTTATCGCGGTTTGATAAATCATAATAATTCGGATGCTTCAAAGGTTATCCCCTCGCTCTTAGCTGCTTCTTTAGTAATTCATACAATTACAGCTCGCAGACTCACCTAACATGATATAGTTAGCAATGATTATTATATTTATCCCAATGATGTCAAAGAACACTTCAAAAAAATGTATTGTTGAAGTTTCTTTTACCCGATTTCTTCTCTTAAGATTATAATTTGATTTCTTTATTCTTGTCCCGCTAAGAGAAGGATATGCGTCTTATTGCACGCGCTTATAGAACATTTTTTAATGCGCTGTAAGAACCTACTGACAACCCCGCCAATAGAAGGATAAAAAGAAATACTTTTTATCTTTTCTGAATATTTTCGAATTTAAAAGAACGCTTCGTTTATATTTTAAAGTCCGTAGACTAAGATCTTCTGCTTATGCTAGAAATGTTTGCTGATTTGGATTTAAACTCACCTTATCAAACTCTTTTGAAATAAGTAGTTGGTAATAATAAGCTGCTAGAGCATTTAATCGACTTGCGATTCCTGTTTTATCATAAATCACTTGAATTTGTTTAGTGATTGTATGCTCGCTTCTACAAACCTTATCAGCTACATCTTTTACTGATTTACCACTCGCAATCATTTGAGTGATTAGTTTTTCTCTTTCTGTAAATTGTTCCATTTTTCGGGTATTTAGGGTATATTATGATTGTTTAATCTTAGGCTTTACCTTTTTATTTGGTTCAGACCAAATATTTTGAGTAACTCCGTATTTTTTGAAAATTCTTTCGATAGTCGCCATATCTGATGGGCTCATAGGTCTTTCTCCTCTCATCTTAGAGTAATAAGTACTATCACTTTTCATAGCTAAAAACATCATTACCTCTTTTTTAAAAGATTGGAAAGAATCTCTTTTTAATTGACCTACTCCATTTGAGAAACTTTTGTATTTTTTAAGTTTTAAACTGGCTTCCATATCTGAACTATCTTATATAATTGGTATATTTTTATTACTTTTACTTCTTATACTCTGAGTAATTTTGTACCCAGTTGTATTTTGTTTTACAAATATCGAAACTTTATTCGAATTATCAAATAATTATTCGAAATATTTTACGATTAAAACGAATTTAATTACGAATGTATTGATTATGAACACTATAAACGAACGTATAAAATCATTAGTTTTGCACTTTACAGATGGGAATAATACTTTATTTGCTAACAAGTTAGGTATAAGCGAAGCGAATATTAGAAATTACATAGCTAAAACAGAACCTAAATACAGTGTACTTGAAAAAATCGTAAATACTTTCGAAATAAATTACGAATGGCTTTTGACAGGAAAAGGAGAAATGCTTAAAAGCGAATCGAATTCTGAGAAAATAATAGTTTCTAATTCAGAAGGTGTTCCTTATTACGAAAATGTAGAGGTTGCTGGCGGTGCTATGCCTATGTATACAGACTACAAGGAAACTCCGACATTTTATATAAATTACGAACATTTCAACGATTGTACAGCTTATCTTCCTGTTGTAGGAGATAGTATGTATCCAAGTTATTGCTCTGGAGAAATAGTTGCAGTTAAAGAGATTTTAAACAAAGATGTTATTCAATGGGGAGAAACTTATTTTGTTGCGACAAATGGAAATGCTAACGACTTAAAAACGATTAAACAAGTACATTACCATGAAGATGAATCGAAAATTATTTTACGCGCTTCAAATCCAAATTTCAAGGGCGATATTGTAATAAATAAAGAAGATATTCTTCATATGTTTATCGTAAAAGGAAAAATTAAGAGGAATCAATTATAATTACGGTTTTCCGTAATTTTATACAACATAAAACACATATTTTTAGAAAAATTTATACATTATGAAGAAACTTTTATTTTTAGCAGCTTTAATAGCTTCAACTTTTACGTTTGCTCAAGACGATATTAGCGAGTTAACTTATAAAAACACACAAGATATTAATTATTTCAACACTGTTAAAAATGGTACTCAAGTAATTAAATATATAACTGTTAGTGATAATAGTGTTTCTGTTGGCGATACTTTAACATTAGGCACACCAACTTCGGTAGAAACAGCTACAAGAACATATGCAGGAAGTTACGGAACAAAAGCACGTGGAGGTGTTGCACAATCAAGAAGCACTTCAAAGAAAACTTATGAATTCGTGAAATTAGGTAGACCTGCAGGTTTTACTAGCGTAATAGCAGCTATGAATGGTGATGCACAATATATGGCTGACAATTCATTAAAGAATACTAAAGTTATTGTTCAAGAAATAAAAACTTACCATAGAGGAAGTAAAAACAAACCTTTGTATGTTGTTATGGTTTTAGGAGAAATAAATGGTAGGGCTTTTGGAGCAAACAAATATCTTAGTGTAATGGATACTGAATTAGCAATCGAATCTGGAGAAATCCTATTAAAAAATATGAAAATGACTAGAGAAGATGCAATTGAGAAATTGAAAGAAGCTAAAGAGTTAATGGAAATTGACATGATGTCAAAGGATGAATTTGAAGAATTGAAAAAAGAATTAGCTCCACTTATTACCAATAAAAAAGAAGATTAATACATAATATAAAAAGCCGTTCATTCGGCTTTTTTTAAAACTATATTTTTAAAATGAAAAAACTTTTACTCGTAACAACTTTACTTTTATCAACATTATCATTTGCGCAAACTGAATTTAGTTACAATCCAGAAGGTTTAACTCCAAAATATTTAGTTGTTGAAACTCCTAATAAATCTCAATCAGAAATTTATCAAAACGCTTTAGGATGGGTTAAAGAAAGTTTTAAAAATGCAGATGCAGTAATTCAATCTACAATTGAAAATAATAAAATTAGATTTGAAGGAATTACTCCAAATGGTGTTTGCGTGAATAGAATAGGCTTAACTGATTGCACAGATGTAAAATATTTAATTGATTTAGAATTTAAAGACAATAAATATCGTATCGAAGTAATTCAAATGTCTTTTTATGTAAAACCAAACCAATATTTAAGTAGCAGTTTAACAGGTTGGAGAAAAGTAGATTTAATAGATGGTAGCGCTTACTATAATAAAAAGGGAGAATTAAGAAATAAAAATAATTCTTATTTACCTGATTTAATGAGTAATTTAAATAAACTAAATTCAGATTTAAAATCTTACATCGAATCAGGATCTAGTAATAAATTGAATGCTGATTGGTAGAAATTAAATTAAATAACCTAATTACGGTTTCACGTAAAAAAACAAACACTAATAATTAGTACTATTGCAAAAAAAACATATAAATGAATAATATTGAATTGATTGATCCGAATTTTAAAAGGAAACTTGATGAAACTAAAAGTGAAGTTTTCGAATATTTCAAAGAAAAAGGAATTGATGTTAATGATCTTCTACCATTAGATGAAATACTAGAACATAATAACTTTACTGGAGTTAATAAAATTTATGTAAGTAATAAATTTCCAAAAGAATATACTGGTATTGTTTCAGGAATAATCAAAAAGCATTTTCCTGAGTAATCTTTTTTAATAAATTTAAATATCAATGAAAAAATGTCTTTGGTGTAAATTAGATGAATATCAAACCTCTTTTAACAAAAAAGCTCATACAATTCCTAAATCATTAGGTGGACAAAACTATAATACTTCAGTATGCGATACATGTAATCATTATTTTGGAAATTCAAGTTCTGAGCATCGTTATTCAATTGAAACAGCTTTAAAAGAAACATTTTGTTTGTCAAGACAAAGGTTTCTTTCAGGAAAAGATCACAAAAGGCAAATCGGAAAATTCAAATCAATATTTTTTGAAATTAAGGAAAGGATTAACAATTAAACCATCTTTTAGATTTCAGTCAGAATTTCAGAAAAATCTTTGTATTAATTTCAAAAGAGGCTTATTAAAAATGTGGTTAGAAGAGTTAGACCGACAATCAAAATCTAACATTGGACATAATCCTAAATATGATTACATACGATCTTTTGCTAGATATAATAAAAATGACATACCTGTAATTTATTTTGAAAGAAACTATGGTGTTTTTTTATTTACAAGAAGAGAGGCTGAAACACCAGTATTAATATTAAATAGAATGAAATATTTATATGAAAATGAAATTTTCACAGAAATAGAATTTTTAGGACATGTTTTTGGTTTTCCTATCTCAAATTATACTGAAGAAGAATTTCATAATTATTTAAATAAAAGCTTTGAATTAAAAAATAATTTTTTCTCAAGTGCAAAAATAATTAATAAATTAACTGACATTGATTTTACATTAAATATTTTAGATAAATAATAGAAATTATGCCAAAATTAACAATACACGAGCTTGATAGCTACAAAAGACAAATGGAAGCTACAATTAATAATCCACAAGGTTTGTATTTAGTAAGTAAAATAAACGTAGTGTTAAGTAACTTATTAAAGGATGATCGATTTTCAAAAAACGAGCAATTAATTGAGATATTTATTGAAATTAAAGACATGGAAGAGCCTAATAATTATTATACTTATAGATTAGAATATCCTGAGAATTTAAATAGACTTCAAAAACTTTATCCTATTGTAATAGATGAAATAAAGATGTTTTTGTAATGGAGATAAATTTACCTAAAACAATTTTAAGTAATGAAATCGGATATACATCATTAATTGAAATTTATAACAAATGTTTAAAAACAAATGGATCCATAGTCTTTATTAATTTTCAAAACGTAGTTTTTATTGAAGGAAATTTATGTTCTATTTTAGGATGTATAATTGAAAGATTAAAGAAGAACAATTGTATTATACATGTAATAGGTTTAAAACAAACTGTTTGTGAATTAATTACAAAAAATAATTTTTTACCATACCATTTTGATTTTAAGAAAATAAACGATATATACAATACAACCGTAATGTATAAAAATTTTCATAAAGATGATTCTGATGATGAATATGAGTCGTATATTTACAATGAATTAATTAATAAGTCTGATTTTCCATCAATGTCTGATAACCTGACTATAAAAATTATTGAAAATATATTTGAAATATTTGTAAACGCAAAGACACATGGAAAATGCGAATATATCCATTGTTGCGGTCAGTATTTTCCAAACAGATCAAATAAACCTTTAAATTTCACTGTCGTTGATTTAGGTCAAAACATAATGGACAATGTAAATTTAACAAAAAATAAAAATTTCACTGCTTGTGAAGCTATTGAATGGGCAATGATTGAAGGAAATACCACAAAATTAAATGAACCTGGAGGGTTAGGTTTATCTATAATTATGAAATTTATAAGACATAATTTAGGTAAGTTTGAAGTTATATCATCTAATGGTTATTATAAATTTTCTGAAGGAACTATAAAAACATTATCATTAAAATTACCCTTCCCTGGAACAATAGTAAATTTTACATTTAATTTAAATGATCAAAATTCTTATTATATATAACATCTCATCAAAATGAATAATACAATTAATATTAAAGATTTTTTGAATACTTCTATGGCTGTTTCAACTGACAGAGCGGAATTGATTTTTAAAGAATGTCAACGTATAATTAAAAAAGAAGAAAGTTTAGTGTTGAATTTTGAGGATACTAAATTAGTAATTACTGCATTTTTAAATATAGCAATCGGAAAATTATAT